GCCGGTTCCGATTTTACCCTGTCCCGCTTTACTGATGCAGGCGGCGCGCTCGACAGCCCGCTCAAAATCATTCGCTCGACCGGCGTTGCGACTTTCACGCAGGCGTTGTTTTCAGCCAACCACACAATCACAGGCGCAGCGGGCAACAACGCCGCTGTGATCGTAAACAAGGCTGCGGCTGGGTTTTACAGCGGCATCGACGGACAGACTGCTGGGTCAAGGCGCTGGCTGATGATGCTCGGCAACGCCACGGCGGAAGGCGGTAGCAACGCCGGTTCAGATTTTATGATCAACCGGTATACTGATGCGGCTGGTTTTATTGACACGCCTTTGACGATCACGCGCTCAAGCGGCGACGCCACATTTTCTGCTGGTCTTTACGTTCTCAATTCAGCAGTCACCGCCAAACAGATTGTGATCAATGGCGCGGCGCTCGGCAGCGTCGCGGGCAACATTCAAACTGTTTTTGGGGCAGGATCGACCACCACCAATGGAGAGCAACTGCGCATTGAGGTACAGCGCAAGTCGGCAGGCTCCGACTGGACGACTGCCGCTTGGCAGACTTATCGCATCGTCGATGGCTCTAAGATGGGTTACGTCGAATATGGCAGTCAGTCTGTCAAGCCGATAGCTTTCGGCACCGGCACAACCGAGCTTGCGTCGATCAGCAACACGGGCGTTTTCACAGCCGCGTCAACGCTTGTAGGCACAGGCGCTGTGTTAAATGCTCCAGCCGCCACCGATTCCGTGCTGTGGCTAAACAAACCGGCGTCTGGTCGAGCCAGCGCAGTTTATGGGCAGATGGCTGCAAGCAATCGCTGGGCGATGTCGCTTGGCGACACGGCGACTGAAAGCGGCAGCAATGTCGGGTGCAACTATGTGTTGTCCACCTTCACTGACGCTGGAGCTTTTTTAGGCAATCCGCTCACCGTCTTTCGTGCCAGCGGCTATATGTATTTTAACGGCAACGGCGCGACGGCCATCCCGCAAAGCTATGAGACTGCGCCTTACGGCCACATGGCGCTGCGGATGAACAAGTCTGGGTCCACCAAGACGAATGTCATATCCGGCCACCTTAATGGCGTAGTTCGATGGACCTTTGAGCTTGGTAATACGACTGCTGAAACCGGCACCGGAAATACGGGGTCTGATTTTTCGATTGGCCGCTACAGCGATGCTGGCGTTGGCCTTGACGCTCCTCTATCTATTGCTCGTTCAACCGGCTTTGCCACTTTCACAAAAACCTTAACCGTACAAAGTTTCGACAACTTAGGTCAGATTCGTCTCGTTGGTGGAAATTACGGCGCTGGCATACGCAATGATGGCGCAAGCTGTTACCTCTTGCAGACTGCGGTGAGCGATCAGTATGGGGCATTCAACAGCGCGCGTCCGTTTTCTTGGAACTTGTCCAACGGCACTGTGCAGATCGACGGCGGCGCTGCTGGAACTACATTTGGCGGCCCCATAACTACAACAGGTCAAATATTCACTAGCGGCGGCATAATAGGCGCCGGTATTTACGCTTCTGGCGGTCAGATGACCGTACAATCTAGCGGCGCGCCCGGCTTCATCAACCAGTGCGACAGTTCGGGCAACGGTGGGCAGTTCAGAAATTTAACGATACGCGGGCTTGATTCCGCCTATTCGGCACAAGTCAATCTGAGCGCGATCACTGCTGCTTCTGCTCTTTTTACGTGCAACGGGGTAATAGACGCCATAAATGGTTTTCGGTGCCGCCTTGGCGCTCCTGGTGGCGCGCTGGGATCGAACGTGTTCAGCTATTATTGGAACACCGACAACCATCTCTACGGCTCCGTGGACTCCACCAATCTGGGCTGGATCGCGTGGTCTTCCGATTATCGCATCAAGCGGGACATTGCGCCGCTGCCGTCGATGTGGGAACAAGTCAAGGCGCTGAAGCCAATCAGTTATTTTCATAAGGATTGGACGCCTGAATGGGCGGCGTCGAAAGAAAACGGCGATGCGCCCGATCCACTGTTCAGGGACGACGGCGTAGAGAACTGGGGCTTCGTCGCGCACGAGCTTCAAGAGACGCTAATCCAGAGCGCGGCGACCGGCGTCAAAGATGAAGCCGGTCTGGTGCAGGCGCCCAACCCGTGGACGGTGATCGCAACGCTGACCAAGGCGCTGCAAGAGGCAATGGCGCGCATCGAGGCGCTGGAGGCAAGAGCATGACAATTGACAGAGAGTTTTTCTTCAACACCGTCCGCGACGAACTGTTCAGCGGCGGGATGGCGCAATCCCAGGTGGACGGCATGAACAATCTGCTCAACATTTGGGAGGCCGACTATGCCGCCGCCAATCCGCGCGACGGCAAGATGTGGCTGTCCTACGGGCTGGCGACCGTTTACCACGAGAGCGCGCAGACCATGCAGCCGATCGAGGAGTACGGCAAGGGCGAGGGCCACAGCTATGCCGACCCGGATGGTCCCTATGGCGAGTCTTATTACGGGCGCGGCCACGTTCAGTTGACGTGGTTCGAAAACTACGAGAAGGGCGAAAAGGTCTTCAAGGAAAAGTTCGATCGCAATGTCCCGATGGTCAAATATCCGCATCGCATGCTGGAGGAGGAAACCTCGGCGGTGATCCTGTTCGAAGGCATGATTGATGGCTGGTTCACCGGCGTCGGCCTGCCCGACTTCTTCAGCGCCGAAGAGGGCGAGGAAGATCCCTACAACGCCCGCAAGATCATCAACGGCCTCGACAAAGCTTCGACCATCGAGGGCTATTATTGGCAGTTCAAAGGCGCAATTCGAGATGCGGAAAGCAGTGTTTAATGGATCGGTCATCGTCGCCGTCCTGACTGCCGCAGCCAACGGCTCCATCGAGTGGCCGGGGGTTCTCGTCACGCCTGAACATATCGTGCAGATCCAGAAGGTGCTGTTCGCCGCCTTGAGCGTCTGGGCGGTTGCATTGCCTTTTATCTTGAAGGCGAGCAATGCTATTGATGATGCTGCCGCTCGAAAGGAGCCGCCGCTATGACGACAACCAATCCGCTCACCTATAGCGGCTACATCAGGTCCATCGCAGCCCTGGCCGTCATCCCAACAGAGATCGATGCTGCTTCAGGGCAGTACAAGTTTAGCGAACCGAACCTCGCGATCGTGACCCCGCAGATGTTGAGCTACGCGGAGTTGCGCATCCAGCGCGACCTCGACCTGGTGGCGGGCCAGACGCAATTGACCTACACCTTGACCAGCGGGGCCTCGCTGATGGTCGTCCCCAACGAAGACATGATCATCGTGCAGGACATATCTTTGAAAGGCGTCGACAGCAAGAAAACGACCGTTCTTACGCCGACCACGAGAGAGTTTCTCATGCTCGTGTACCCCGACGCCACGGTAACAGGCGTCCCGAAATACTTCGCTCCCTATGTTGGAAATGTCGCGCCCGATTCAGCTTTGGCTGTCACCTACCGGATCGGCCCTGCGGCGGACCAAGGCTATGAGGCCACAGTCCTTGGCTCGGCCAGGATGCAGTCGCTGGCGCAGTTCGCCGCATCCGCGCCGAACGCCAATAATGTGACCTATGTTTCGACCTACCATCCCGATCTTTTGCTGATGGCGAGCATGGTCTTTCTCAGCGCGTATCAGCGCAATTTCAGTTCTTCTGGCTCCGATCCGCAGATGCCGATTAATTACGAAACGCAGTACCAGACGCTGCTCAAGAGTTCGATGATGGAGGAGCTACGCAAACGGTTCCGCATGGTGCCTGGGGCGGCGGAAGCGGCGGCCCCGCCGGCGCCGCCGCCTGGGGGAGGCTGATCCATGCCGCATGCAACTCTCAAGATCGAACCCGGCGTCAACACTAACGAGACGCCTGTTCTCAACATGGCGGGCATCGCGGCCTGCAATTTGATCCGTTTCAAGTATGACCCGCACAATATGGGCTTGGTCGAGAAACTGGGCGGCTGGTCGAAATTTTACAGCGGCGCTTTCTCAAATGTCGTCCGCCACATCTATGCATGGCAGGAAATTGATAGCGACAAGTTTGCAGTCGTCGGGATGGAGGGCCTCGGTGGCGTCACGCTGCTGCCCGCCATTCCCAAGCTAGATCCTGTTACGGGCGCCAACACGGGTTTTTACGTAGCCGACGTCAACAACGTAAAAGACCTGACGCCTGTTTTCAGGCACTCGAATTTGACGCCGCAGTTTCACACGACCATCAATTCTCCGCTGGTGGACATCAACGACACAACTCTCGTCGGCATCCACACCACTGATTCGGTCTACATCGCGACCCACATCGCTGTCGGCGGCATTGTCTTGTTCGGTCAGTACGCCATCCAGAAAACGCTGTCCTTCACTGAGTTTCTGATCCAGTCCTCTACGCTCCTCGGCCTGCCCAATCCTGCGCTATCAACGGCGACCACGACGTCAGGCGCGCCAGGGTTGCCGATCTTCACTCCGATCGTGAGCAGCTACGAGGTGACGGTCACTCTGCCCAACCACGGCTATCAGGTTGGCGACGTGTTTCCCCTTCTTGTGCCAGTGACACTGGCCAGCACCGTCCTCCAAATTGGCGAGCACGAGGTTCGCGCTGTCGCTGACGCCAACAATTTCACCATCCTCGCGGATGATGTGTCTAGCTCCGCAACGCCAGTAACGCTGAACGGCGGCAACGTGCGCCTGATCTACAACATTGGCGGCGTTCCCGCCAAGATCGTCAGCGGCTATGGCGCCGGCGGCTACGGCGAAGGCGGTTACGGCACTGGCGGCACGACTGTGGTTCCGACGGGCGACGTCGTCAACGCTACCGACTGGGCCTTCGACAATTGGGGCAGCGTCCTGCTCGCCAGCCCTGAAAATCAGGTGGTCAATAATATTCCCACGTCGGGGATCTACCAGTGGACGCCTGACGTAGGCACGTCGGTTCTCGCGTTGATTGCGCAGGCGCCGCCCTGCAATGACGGCTTTTTCGTCGGCATGCCGCAGCGCCAGATCATCGCGTGGGGGTCGAGCTTCAGCGGCATTCCAGATCCGCTGCTGATCCGCTGGTGCGACGTCAACGACTACACGGCTTGGGCGGCGACGATCACCAACCAGGCCGGCTCTTACCGCCTGCCGAAAGGCTCCAAGATCGTGGCCGGCATCCAGGGGCCGCAGCAGGGCATCATCTTCACCGACCTGGCCGTCTGGGCCATGCAGTATGTCGGCCAGCCTTACATCTATTCGTTTAACGAAATTGGCAACGGTTGCGGTCTGATCGGGCAGAAAGCGGCGACGTCGCTCAACGGCACGATTTACTGGATGAGCCAGCGCCAGTTCTTCCAGCTTTCGGGCGGCGGCGTCGCGCCGATCCCCTGCCCCGTTTGGGACGTCGTCTTTCAAAATATCGATCGGCGCTATTATGACAAGATCCGCGTCGCGCCCAACTCGATGTTCAACGAGATCGCCTGGTATTATACGTCCAACAGTTCACCAGACGGCGAGAACGACGCCTATATCAAGTTCAACTACCTGTTGAACACCTGGGACTATGGCTTGATGGCGCGCTCGGCCTGGATCAACCAGAGCGTCGTCGGGCCGCCGCTCGCTGCGGGCCGCAGTGTTTTCGACGGCAAGATCCGCCTGTACCAGCATGACATCGCCCTCGACGCCGATGGCCAGCCGATGGATTCGTGGTTCTCTACGGGCTATTTCTCCATGTCGGACGGAGACAGCAAAGTCTTTGTCGATGAAATATGGCCTGATTTTAAGTGGG